TCGCATCCGCTCTTGGTCATTGGTGTTAAGCAAAAGCGCATGATTGGTGACCGTTCCAATAAAGCCTCTATTGCTGCTGTCTACGCCAAAAAAGTTAGAAACAGTTCCGTTGCTTGACTTTATAAATGCTTCGCCAGACGATGTACGAACGTCTAGCCTTGTACCTGGCGACGTAGTTCCAATGCCAATATTGCCGTCGTTGCGAACAGTAAATATCTCGCTTGCGTTGTTATGAACACTAAACACAGACGCATCACCAATACCAGTACCTCTTTGAGATGCCTGTACTTTTAGTGCTGCGCCATCCCCCGAATCACCGCCGCTATTGTTTATGTAAACCGTTGGAGTTGAGCCTGTGTCTTTATCAACATGAAGCGTATTTGCAGGTGACGCCGTTCCAATGCCAACATCACCAGGAATACCTTTAAACAGGCTTTCAACCGTGATCTTCTTGTTCTTATCAGCCGCAGCACCCTCGCTAACGTCCACAATCGTCAGCAAGTCGCCCGTCGCCTGACTACCTGCAGCAAGAGCAGTCAGATCAGTAATTTTGCGGTCGGCCATTGCTTACGTTTTGATGACGTACAACATTGCTACGTTACGCGGTCTTGCCTCAACTTGAGATTGCACAGACGGGTCATTTTGCACAGTCACTGTTGTGTTGACAGTAATGCCAGTGGTCGCGCTCAACGTCGGCTCTTGACCGCTTAGGCCCGTTCCAGATTCTTCAATTACACCATCGCCGCTGTCGCTGTTTGAGTATTGAACTTGGTGAATGTGCCCAGGGTCATTAACTGTTGAAGTTACAGAGGTGCTGTGACTGTGCTGTCTGTTTTGATCTCCTTGATGATTCTTGATGTTACGTCCGCTGTCTACGCCACGACCGTCATCCAAACCACGGACAAATTCGCCCCGCATTTCTGGAACGTTGAACGTAGTAGTACCGTCCCCTTCGCCCCACGTCTCCCCAATAACAGCAAACAGCGCTGCAAAAGTTGTTCGGCTAACAGCCTGACCGTTGCATTTCAAATAACCACTCGGCACAGTGGTCGTTGCCATCATGTGAACCGATCCAGTCGGCACAGCCTGCGGCAAAGCAACAAAGCTTAGATTGCCGCTGCCGTCTGATTGCAACACGTCATTGGCGTTGCCATCACTGCTAGGCAGCGTCAGCGTGATATCGCTTGCGGCGTTGTCTGGAGCGCGAAGCGCAACAAAGTTGCTGTTGCTGGTATCGCGAAAGAAAATCCTTTTCCGGTCTCGAACCGTAATGCCATTGGCGTCGATCTGAACGCGATTCGTTCCACCAGTGCTGACATTGATCGTATTGCCTGCACTGAAGAACAGCCCAGTGTCGGTGTCGTCAGATCGCCGAAGTGAGGGCGCTGCTGCCGTTCCAGCAGGTATGCCGACATTGCCGGTAAACGTAGGACTGGCCTTTGTTGCTAGTCCAAGGTTGGTCTCGTTTAGAGAACCAATAGTGATAAACGACGTATTGGTGCCGTTTCTAATCTTCAGCAGGTCATTGGTTTCATCTGCCCAGATCATCCGGGCGACAGAATTAGAAGCACTGGGTTCAGACGTACTCGCGTTCAGGCTGTAGATCGCAGCCATGTTGGAGTTGATGTCCGCTCGGACGTTCGCTCCAGTGTCGTTCTGGATCGGAGTGGATTTTGTCTCGTTTACAAAGGACATCAACCAATCCCGTAGCCAGTGGCAGTCCAGTTCACCGCTTTGGCGATCCGGGTGTCACTTGAATTGTAGACCGACACATCAAATCCGGTAGCCGACGAGTTGCTGATGACGTAGTAGTCGCCTGATGCGTTGGTCGTAAAAACAATGCCGACAGAAGGCGTTACATAGAACTTGTTGCCAGTGCCGTAAGTCACTGACACGTCTGCGCTGGTGCTGGTCGTCACCGATCCAGTCACTGAACGCCTTGGCATTTGCGCTTCAACGCGCAGCTGGTCAACAGCAATCTGTTCCTGCGAGCTGCCAGTGCTGAACTCTGCCTTGACCTGGTAGCCACGCGCCTTGAACTCAGCATTGTTGAACCGACGCCAGCTCGTGAACGTAGGAGAGCCCGCAGGGTCGTCCTGTGTGGTGCGGATATACAGCTCAACATCACAGGTGTTTGGAGCGGTGCCGTCAAACTCAGTAATCAGGTCAAAGTCAGGCTCATCGTCAATGCGTTCTCCATACGGGAAGAAGCTTCGCGCCCGGAGCGTGCTGTCCAGCTTGAGGCTGAAGACATCGCTCAAAGTAAACGTGTTGCCGCTATTGAAGACATACGTTCCAGACGTGTGTAGCTCGCTATCGCCTTGAAGCACATAAGTACTGTCATCTTCAAGGAGCAACGCATTTCCATCTTCAAGGTCAAAGTCGCCAAGTGCGTTTAACTCATTACCTGTAGTTGCCAGCTCTAGTTCATTGTTTGTGGTGTCTACCGTCAGGTTGGTCTTAGTGCCGGTGAATGATGGATCTTCTGTAGAGCCCAACGCACCAACAACTTCAACGCTTTGAAGATCCGCCTTCGTAAATTCAATCAGCGCAGCAGTCAGGCTTTCACGCCCACCAGAATCAACAAATTTGGCGCTGTACGTTCCAGCCTTTAAGTCGGCATACGCTTCAGTTG